CAAAAATTAAAATAGGACAAAAGGTTGACAAGAAGTAAAGTCCATTGTCAGAGTAGGTTTTTAAAATTAATTTGTTAAATTTTTGCAAAAGTGTTGCTTACAGAAAATAAATTTGGTATAATAGATACTGAAGACGAAACAAGTAGGTGACAAGAATTAAAATTTTAATGGATATCATGTTTGCAAGAATTGAATATGAAAATGCAGACAAACAATTAGAACCAATTGTAAATAAAGAAATGCATCATAAGTTAGGGATTAAAGAAGACGGATACTATTTTTCTAAAGCTTATCGAGCAGGTGTATGGGATGGCATAAAAGATTTTTATGATAAGGAGACCAGAACTTTTCCCTTAGGCTTGATTAGCCAAGTAGAAAAAATACTGGGAGAGCTCCAAAGTACATACAGATTCCAATTTGAAATCATAGATGATAGACCAGATAAATTTATGAAAGTAGAGGATATGGACTCTTCAATTAACGTTGTAAAAGACGAAGAAGAGATTACGCTTTGGGAACATCAGTATGCATCTGTTAAAGGCATTATCGAGAATCAAACAGGAATGGTTGATGCATCGACAAACTCAGGAAAAAGTTTTGTAGCCGCAGGTCTTATTGATCAGATAACACCCTACTTAGAATCAGATGAAACTATTGCTTTTTTTACAAGCAGTAAAGAAATCTTTAAACAAAATGCTAAAGCTATCGAAGACAGCTTAGGAATTAAAGTTGGCAGATACGATAGTAAACATAGAGATATTCGACAAGTAACTTTTGTCATGATTCCTACAATGTCTTATGCCATAAAGAAATCTCCTGAAGAAGGGATTAAGCTTACAGAAAAGGAACGTCGATATAAACGTATTGCTAAAGAAGTAGCACCTAAATTCATTAAAGGTTTTAACCAGCGTTCTTTTCTGATGAACTACATCAAGAATTACAAAGTAAAAACAAAAGCTGACCAAAAAATCATGGATGAGCTAGAAGATTTAATCTACTCTTCAGGTACAGACAACCAGTTGAAAATGAAGCTTAAAAACTACCAAGCAGAGTACCAAAAAGTTATAGAGAAAAAGAACGGTGCTTTTTTAAAGAAACACCGAGATGCTATAGACTTTTTAGAATCCATAGCAGTGATGATTGTAGATGAAGCACATCACACAACTTCAGATACTTGGTATCAAGTGCTTACAAGCTGTAAAAATGCTCAATACCGAATGGCTCTGACAGGTTCTATTGATACTAGCAACAAATTGCTGTGGCAAAGAATGAGAGCAGTATTTGGGGATGTTACAACAGAGGTAAGCAATGAAGAAATGATTGAAAAAGGCATTTCAGCTAAACCGAAAATCACAATTTTCCCTATACTTTCTCCTACAACTATCCAGGAAAAAGACTACCATACAGCTTATGATTTAGGTATTGTACAAAATGACTACCGAAATTCATTAATTGCTAAACTCATTCAGAAAAAAGCAGGTAGAGGAGACGGTGTATTAGCCATTGTCAATCGTATTGACCAAGGAGAAACCATTTCGAATAAACTAGATGAATTAGGTGTATCAAATAATTTTATTCATGGAGAACTAGAAGATGATGAACGTGATGAAAAGCTCCAAGCAATGAGAGATGGTACAGAAAAAGTGCTTATCTCTTCTTCAATTTTAGACGAAGGGGTGGACATTTCTGGTATAGATACGTTAGTATTAGGCGCAGGAGGTAAATCACTTAGACAAACTTTACAAAGAGTAGGTCGTGGCTTACGTAAGAAGAAAACAGGAGAAAATAAAGTAGACGTGTACGACTTTATGGATTACACGAATAAGTTTTTAAAAAATCACTCAGATGAACGAAAGAAAATTTACTTAAACGAAGGTTTTGAAGTTAAGGAAGTAAGTTTGCCAAAGTAACAGAAAGGAGATAGACCTTATGGGTCAAAAAGTTTTAGATTACCATACAGCAGAAACACTTGGAATTACAAGCAATTTTGGCTTACGTAAATTTGTAGAACATATTGCAAGCCAAGCAACACAATGGGGAGAAAACTTTGCTACTTGTTTAAAAAAGACAGAAGTAGCTACAGAAGTTTCTCAGGATGTACGAACAGTTACACGACATATTAATAAATTAAGAGATTTAGGTTTAGTGACAAAAGAGGCTAAACGTGGTAAAGGCGGAGGAACCGTTGTGGTGTTCAATTCAGAATTATTAAACTTTGAACCTACAGATAATCCTTTAACCTCAGAAACAAAAGAAGCTAAGGAAATTCGAGAGACAGTATTTCCTTCAAAGCCTAAAAAAGAACCTAAACGTCGTTATCGTACAAAACAACAAATTGCTGAAGACCGAGCTTTGAGGACACAACAACAAAATTGGGAAGCAGATATGAACGCTCGTATTGCTAAGCACTCAATCAATCGAGATTTATTTGACAATTTTGAAAACCCTCAAAGAGCTTTTCGTGCTTATGTAATCTCTAAAATTTTTGACGCTTATACGGTCTATTTTGCTCAACAACGTATGGAACGTTTCAAAGGTAAAGACGACCAACGTTATAACCAAGCAAAAAGAGTCTTTGCACAAAGATATCATTACCGTTCTATGCCCCATGAATTTGTTGGTACAGTCCAATTTAAACATTTTTATAAATTGGCAGGGTTCTTAGGAGATGACATTGACCCACTAGCTTATTTAACTGTTCAATTTGAACGGGCGGAATACCTAGAAGACCAAGGTGTTTCTAAAGTAGGTTCTGTACCTTATATCAATGCCCTAACTTCTCAGACAGCTTTGAAACAATGGGTGCAACAAACTCAATTTTACGAGTGGAGATACGCTCGTGGTTTCAACGCTAATGGTGGTAAAGTACCTGCTAATGGTATGGATGTGCCTATATTTTCTATTTTAAGAGACATGTACTACAAAGACAGAACAGATGTAGCTAGAAAAAATATTAAAAAAGAACTTGACATGATGAAATTTACGGCGCCTACGTCAAATATGAATGCAAGTATTTATTTGTATTACTACACTGTTAAAAAAGAAATTCAAAACAGTCAATTAGAAGGAAATAAAAAAGAAGCATTAATAAAATTTGTAGAAACACAAATTTCTACTATTGCAACTAGAAAAGGGACTTCTCTTGGTAATTATGTGCTACAAAATATTCTTCAATTATCTGCTGTGTATCAAACAGGGTTACTTCATCCAGAAATAGATAAAAATGATTTATGGATCGCTTATGGGAATAATAATAAACAACTAGAAGCAACGGATGAAGAAAAGAAAGAGATGATTGATAAAGGAAAACGAGTGGAATTTTCAGTTAGTGCTCATAAAGACTTTTTTGATATACTAAGAATAGCTTCTGAATGTAAAGATTTACTAGTTTACCCATACCAATATTTTGATGCTATTAAAGAGTTTGGTGAAGAAAAGATTCCTTTAGATGTTCTTGGGAATTTAGATATTGAACGTATTTATAACAAATTTAACATTTCTTTAAATGTAGAGGAACAAGGAATCCAAATGGAATATATTAGTGAAAAATATGGTTCTATGCATGACTACCGAGAATATTAAATTCTTTCTTGACAATGTTTAGTTTTAGGTCTATATTTACAAATATAATTAAAAAATTAAACAAAGAGGTGGTTAATACGTGAAAAGTATATATAGACAAACAATTTACAGAGCAATAAAAGAGCCAGCATTTGCAAAGGAAGTTTTTTCTAGGATGCCAATTACGGTGTTTGACGAAGATACTCAAGTGCTAGCTAATGTAATAAACTCTTACTACAAAACAGAAAAAGAACCTTTAGCAGAAGATACATTTATTGCAAAGGTTCAGGAACGTATGGATAATCGAGGAGCATCTGAGGAAAAAGCCTCTAAGCTTCAAAAAGAAATTGAAGATACTTATGAGCTAGATTACACAGATGTAAATGAAAAGACAAATGATGAGATGATTAACAAATTTATCACAGAAACCTTAGCTACAAATGCAATAACTGACTCTATAAGTAAAGGTAGCTTAGGGGATTCTGATAACATAGAGGGGTTAGTCAAGAAATTAAAAGAAATTTTAACTATTGATATTGATATGGGAAACAATGGAATTATTGATTTCTTTAATGATATACATCTACGTGAAAGAGAGCTATCTAAGTTAGCCTCAGGAACTTATCCCACAAATTTTTACTCCCTAGATGCTATTGCAGATGGGGGATTAGCTAAAGGTGAAGTTGGTCTTGCAATTGCAAGTTCAGGTTCAGGGAAAACAAGTTTAGCTGTAAATTTAGCTAGAAATTATGTTAAAAATGGACAGAACGTTTTATATATACCTTTAGAAGAAAAATTAGACAGAATGATTTTACGTTTTTTGAAATTATTCTCCCAACAAGGTTCAGAAAAGTTAGTACCTGATGGACTGCTAGATAAAGAGTTGCACAAGAGTTTGCATCAAGCTTTTTTAGATAAGATTGATGAAGAAAAGGATGATCATTGGGGAAGACTTTGGATTAAGAAATACCGTCCTCATGAATTGTCTCCTAGTATGTTTCAACAATTAATTTCTGATATTAAGATTCGAACAGGAAGACCGATTGACGTAGTTATCTTAGACTACCCAGATTTGATGAAAAACCCTCATGTTCGAGGAGAAAACAGCGAATCTGATGCAGGTGGACGCTTATATGAAGACCTGCGGGCAACAGCTCAAGAATATGACTTTGTACTATGGACGCTGTCACAGTTGAATCGTACAGGGTATGGTCAAGAAATAAAAAAAGCAGATGCTATTGAAGGTTCTAAGCGTAAACTAAATGCAGTAGAGTTGGCTATGACAATTAACCAAACACCTGAGGAGTTTAAAGAAGGGTTTTTACGTCTTTGGGTAGATAAACTAAGAAATAATAGCGGTGTGAGCTTTGATAGAATGCTCTACTTTAAAGTCGTTGTAGAGACCATGACTATCCGTGATGAAACTTCAGAAGAACGGGAAGAACATTTTGAAGTTTTGGAAAAAGCTGACCAATTAAGTAGCTCTTCATGGAAAAATGATAGCGAGTATAGTACAAAAGACGCTACTGAAAAAATAACTTCCTTAAACGAAAGATTGAAAGGAAACAACTAGTTTTATGACCAAGCCAAATATTGTTAACTTTTCAGATTTTCATGCTCATATATTTATGGATTTTTCAACACCTGATAAATATTACGTTACCGATAGGTTTAAAGAACAACTGAATGTTTTAAAGGAAGTCTTTGAGTATGCCAGGAATAATGAAGCAGACGTTTTGTTTAATGGAGATTTATTTCATAAACGAGCTGTTGTAGATGTTCGGGTGTTTAACCAAGTCTATGAGCTTTTTAAAGAATACAGCGATTTAACAGTTTATATGATTCAAGGAAACCATGATATGGTTACAAATTCCTTGGAGTCTGAGAATTCCTTATATCCTTTTAACTCTTTAGAACATGTAAAGGTGCTAAAACCTTTAGAAAAAGTAGAAACACCTTATTATAATTTGTATGGTGTAGGCTATGGGGAAGAAACAGATGAGATGAAACATTGGATTACTGAACAAGTAGAAAACTTAGATAAGAGTAAAGTGAATATTTTATGTGCTCATATTGGAGTAGAAGGTTCTGTAACTGGAAAGTATTCTCACACTTTAGGGGGAGCTTTCAAAATTGCAGATTTATACCCGGACGACTTTGATATTGTAACTTTAGGGCATTATCATAAAAGGCAATTCTTAGGAAATTTGCCTAACGTGTTTTATGTAGGGAATACTTTGCAAACTTCTTTTTCAGATGAAGGACAAGATAAAGGATTTTACTACATTGCTATTGATGGTAAAAAATGGATATATGAATTTGTAAAGACAACTTATCGGCCTTTTGTTTCTATCGATGCAACTAGTGCTCCTGAGGATCTGTCAGATGCTTTCTATCAATTTATAGGAAGTCCAGAAGAAGCTAGAGCAGTTACTGAAGTTAAAGAACAAGATAATTTATCGAATATTCGAGTGAATGTTAAAAAAGATTACGATACAAAACCTAGAATAGATATTAAAGCAGGCTCAACACCTGAAGAAGTTGTTAAAGCCTATACCCAAAAAAACAACCCAAGCCTTGAAAATAAAGCTTTGGACGTAATAAAGAAAGTAATGGAAACCTAGTACATTTTACTAGGTTTTTTTGTTTTCCTTATTGACTTTTATTCTAAGGTAAGTTATAATAATACTATTAAGGATAGACGTTGAGGAGGGTTTTAGATTTTACGGTTTAAAAGAGTTGAAATGAATAACTACATGTCTATAGAACATGCGGAATTAAACTTATATGAACAAGGGCTTGTGTTAATCGAAGGGCAGAATAACACAAATGACACCTTTTCTAGAAATGGCAGTGGAAAATCAACGTTAATGTCTGCTATAACATATGCTTTATACGGCATAAGTCCAAATGGACAAAAAGCAGACGAAATTATTAATAATAAGGTAGGGAAAAATCTATCTGTTATCCTAGAATTTGAAAAAGACGAAATAACTTATCGAATCGAAAGATACAGAAAACACTCAAAATATAAGAACACTGTTAAATTTTATCAAGAAGAAAACAATCTAACTCAGAAATCTGTAGCAGATACAGACAAAAAAATACAAGAAGTATTTGGTATTGATTATCTTACCTACATGAATAGTGTAATGTATGGTCAAGGTGATGTTGAAATATTTGCAAAAGCTTCCGATAAAGGAAAAAAACAAATACTAGAAAACCTTGCAGATATCGAGGTCTACAGATATGCTCAAGAGATTGCTAAAGAAAGAGCAAAACAGGCTGAAGCAAATAAACAAGAAATGGAAAGACAAATTCAGCTTAAAGAACAAGAACAACAGTTCCAAAAGCAATCATATGATCAAGAAGTAGAAAAGTATCAAACAACAAAAAACAAGATAGAAGAACAAAAAGAAGAATATAGCTCTTTATGCAGAACTAAAAGAAAAAAAGAACAAGAGTTAAACGATACAGAAGATGAAGTTTTACCTGAGATTGAAGCGTTGGATGAAATGACAGATGTTCGTTCTGTGCAAGTAGACGAAGGTTTAGTAAATAAGGTACAAGAGTTCCAGAATAACATAACGAAGTTGCAGACAGCTTTAAATCAGGCAAAAAGTAATCTAGAAGAAGACAACCAGACTTACAAAAAGGTAGAAACTGAAACACATTGCTATGTATGTGGTGCTTTATTAGACACAGAACATAGACAAAAAGAAATGCAGCGTTTGACTAAAAGCATTCAAGAAAAACAAGATTATATTCAAAAAATAGAAAATGCTTTAGAAATGTATAATAGAGGTTACTTAGAGAGTAAGCAAGAACTAGATAGCCAAAAGCAACAAGTACAAGAAGTTAACAATAACTACCAAAATTTAGTTAACCAAAGGCAACAGTATACCAATCAACTTCAGCAAAAAGAAAATGAGCTTCAAACGATTAAAAATCAGATTGAAAGTAGCCAAAAAATACTTCAAGCTTATAAACAAGTACCTGAACCAGAGTGGGATAGCCAAAAAGAAAAAAGTTTAGAAAAAGAAGTCCAAGATCTAAACCAAGAGCGAAATGAAGCAAAAGAAGAGCAAGCACAATATAAGATTTTAGCAGAAGAAGTTTTCTCTAACAAAGGTATTCGCTCAGATGTATTGGATCTTGTAACACCTTTCTTAAATGAAAGAGCAAACTATTATCTGTCTACTCTATCAGGTTCAGATATTGAGATTCGTTTCTCTACTCAAACAGAAACAGCCAAAGGCGAATTAAGAGACAAATTTGACCTTGAAGTTATCAATGGTTCTGGTGGAAATACATACCAATCGAATTCAGCTGGGGAAAAGAAAAGAATTGACCTTGCAATTAGTTTTGCTATTCAAGACTTAGTTCAAAGTAAAGCTAACATTGCGGTTAACTTAAGCCTATATGATGAAGTATTTGATGGGCTAGACGCTATTGGTGCAGAAAATGTAATTAAGATTTTAAAAGAACGTCAAAAAGAAGTTGGCAGTATATTTGTTATCACACATTCGGAAGATTTAAAACCTTTATTTGAAAATGTCCTTACAATTAAAAAAGACCATGGTGTGTCATATATTGAATAGAGGAAGATTAAATAAGTGAAAGTAAACAATTTTAATAAAAAAGAAAACACCGGGGTACTAACTGTACCAAATAATAGAGGAGAAAACCAGAGTTTTACCTTTGAACTAGACAAATTATTTAACTGGTACCCTTGTTGTACAAGATACACTTATCGGTATAATGATTCTCGGAAAAAGTTTTACTTAGTTTTACAAGAAAAAATAGGAGAACTACCTATAAGGTATAACGTAGACTATAGAACTTACAAGGTTGATTATACAACAGCTACAATGGATAAAAAGTCTTGGTACAATAAAGAAGTATCAAAAGAAAACAAAGAACTCTTTGAATTTGCTAAAAATTATGATATTATAACACCAGACCAAGACTTTTCTTATGAAGACATCCAAGAATCTTTAGAAAAAGTACAAGATATTTTTGATATGTTGTTTACCTTTTCTAAGGAAAAAGTGGAAAAAGATTATGTTAAACGATTTAAAGAAAATCAAATTACACCAAAAGAAGAAAAAGAGTTCAACAAGTTTGTCCGAATGGATAATGAGAATGCAGCAACATTTGTATTAAGCAGAATACCTCGAAGTACAAAGGAGCTGTATGCTCGATTTGGAGAAGTTTATGTTATGCTAAAATTAATGAGAAAAATGACAATATAAGAGGAAGTATAAGATGTTTGAAGACCTTTTAAATGATGAGTTAGGGTACCCTAGTATATCTGATGAAGAGTATAAGTACAATTGCCCTTTTTGTGAACCAAACAATAAGCATAAGTTTTACTTACATGTAGGTAATGATAAACGGTATGGGTTATGGCATTGCTTTCGTTGTGGAGAGCAAGGAAATCCTGTATCTTTTGTTATGAAATACTACCATGTAGGTTTCCAAGAAGCAAAAGAAATACTTGCAGAATACGATTACACATTAGATAATACAAAGATTGTACCTAAAGATGATAGTTTAACAGACGAAGAATATCTTATGCTTTTACTTATGAATGATAAAAAACAGGAGGAAGAAGAAAGTGAGGTAAAGCTTACACCGCCTCCTTTACCTTATGGGTTTAAATTATTAAGTCAAAATTTAAGAAATCCGGAGGCGTACCCGTTTTTATTCTATGCTAAATCTCGAGGCTTTACCCTTGAAGATATTTATAAGCACAATATTGGTTATGTTACGGATAGTTGGGTACCTTTACCAAGTGGAAAGCAAGTCCATTTGCATAACCATTTAGTCTTTTTAACTCATGATGATAAAGGTCACATGCAGTATTGGAATACTAGAGCGATTGAGGATACTAAATTTAAATCAATTAACGCACCCGGAACTAATGAAAATTACTCAAAAAAGACTGTCGTGTTTAACTTAAACCAAGCAAAGCATGAAGATAAACTAGTTATAACTGAAGGTGTGCCTGATGCTTTAACGGTTGGAAAATCGGGTGTAGGTACTTTTGGAAAGCAAGTAACCAACCAACAAATCCATTTAATAACAAAGGATTTAACTAAAGACCAAAAAATTTATATTATGTTGGATATGGATGCTAAAAATGAAATTGGTAAACTAGCCAAAAAATTATACAATATTCATGAGAATACGTATATCACAATTAACCCAACAGGTAAAGATGCAAATGACCTTGGAAAACGAGATACTTGGAGAATTATAAATCAGTACTCAGTCTTAGCAGATAGCCAAGGTATTCTAAAAATGATGTTAACGAAAGAAGGAGAAGTAAATGCTAAGAGTATTTGAAGCGTTCTCGGGAATAGGCGCCCAACGTATGGCTTTATATAACTTAGGGGTGGAGCATTAAGTAGTAGCTATTTCGGAGATAGATAAATTTGCGATTAAGAGTTATGAAGCAATTTGGGGAGAAACTAACAACTTAGGCGATATTTCTAAATTAAATGTAGAAGACATCCCTGACCACGATTTGTTTACCTATTCGTTTCCTTGTACTGATTTATCAGTGGCTGGAAGACGAAAAGGCATGGAAAAAGGAAGCGGAACAGCTAGTAGTTTACTATGGGAGTGCGAGCGAGTAATTCATCACAAAAGACCGAAGTATTTGCTTTTAGAAAACGTCAAAAACCTTGTGGGAAAGAAATTCAAGCCTTATTTTGATGAGTGGCTAACTTGGCTAGAAACGCAAGGATATACGAACTATTGGCAAATTTTAAACGCCAAAGATTATGGTGTTCCCCAAAATAGAGAGCGAGTTTTTGTTGTATCTGTTTTGGGGGAAGGTATAGAGTACACATTCCCCGAGAAAGTTTCCCTACAAACGAAATTAAAAGATGTACTCGAAAAAGACGTGGAAGATAAATATTACCTAAGCCAAAAATTACAAGATCGGTTTGTGGAAAACAAGAATTTTAGAAACGCTATTAAAACATTGGGAACGACGAAAGGCGAAGAAAATACAAGAATGGGGCAACGTGATGTTGTTTATAGTGATGAAGGTGTGATGAGCGCATTAATAAGTACAGATTACAAACAACCCAAACAAATTGGTGTAGTTGGTAAAATAAGCGGTTGGAGTAACGACCAATTAAGCAGAGTATATAGTGAAGAAGGTGTATCTCCTTCTCTGAATACTATGCAAGGCGGAAATAGACAGCCTAAAATTGCTCAATTAGATGATTCAGAGAGTAAAGATAGAGATGTCTTTAGCGTTATTGGAAGCACCCAGAAAAATGCAGCTGTAACTGACGGAAGTTACACACCAACATTAACAAGCGCTATGGGGTAGGGAGGCGGTCATGTACCTATGCCTGTAATTGGCGCTTCTAGAGGTAGAAATCCTCGGAACTCCTCTGATAGAACTGTAGGTGCTCCTACTAAGCAAGTATTGGAGTTAAATAAACAAGGAACTTCTAACACAGTAACATCTGTACAGAAAGACAACTATGTGGTGAACCCTAACTTTACTATACGAAAGCTGACTCCTAAAGAATGTTGGAGGCTTATGGGGTTCCCTGATTGGGCGTTTAAAAAAGCACAGGAAGTGAATAGTAATACCCAGTTGTATAAACAGGCAGGTAACTCAATTGTTGTTCCTGTATTAGAGAAAATATTTGGCAACATGTTTATTAAAAGAGGGGATAATTAGATGGACAAACAACACAAAATTGAATCCTGGATATGGATAACAGCTTACATTATAGAAATACTACTTATGCTTTACTATTTAATAACAGGTGGTTACTTTTTTGCATTAGTGGCAATGGTAGTAATCATGTTCATAGACAACCAGTTAAAAGAAGTTAGAAATAGCTACCGATACAAACGAGTCAAAGAACGATTAGACACTATATATGCAAAGTTAAACGATAAATATTAAGGGGGCTTATATAATGGATATAAAAGAAAAGCCTCTAGTTTACTTTAAAAAGGATAAAGGTGCAAAAGAGCCCAATAGAGGTAGAAGCTCAGATATTGCTCATGATATGTATACAAATGAAGATGCTTTTATTCTTCCTAATAGAATAAAAGCAACAGTCGTTCCTAGTGGTATCCATACAGCTTTTGACGCAACGAAATATGGGTTGTTTATTAGCCCGCGTTCTGGGATTATGAAGTACCCTGTTATGCTGGCAAATAGTACAGGGCTAATTGAGGGGGAATATCGAGGGGATATAGGGTTTCCTTTAAGAAGTACCTTAAGTTTTGGGTTAGCCAATACTGCTTCTAATATATTGACTATTGATGAGACAGGAAGTCTAACTTCTTTAGATACAAAAGAATTCTTTGAAAATAGTCCTAATAAAGTATATGATTCATATATAGAAGAATTAAATAATTTGATTCATGATTTAGGTGTTCTTTTTGGAAAGAATGCTGCTAATTCCCTTTATGAAGAATATTTTACTAGTAAAAATAGAAGTGGTAGCCCTTTTGTACCTAGCGGAACTCTCTTTCTGCCTAAGGGAATCCGTATAGCGCAAGCTTACTTAATTGAACGTAAAGATACCCAGTGGATAGAAAACGATGATCTTCCTGCGTCTGTGAGAGGCACTGATGGGTATGGTTCTAGCGGGGCTTACTAATGCTTCAGTTTCCGACTTACCCTCTTAGCTTGATTGCTATGTATTACTCCTTAGGAACAGATGGAAAAGACGAGTCAAGTATTACCTTTCAATTAAAGCCTTACTATAAAGAAACAAGTATGGAAAAACTAGAAGAGTTAATTAAAAAGTCTTTTTACACGCCTATAAGTATTGAAAAGGAAGATTATGACCCTGAAACAGAGGAGTACCACTTTAGAGTAAAGGAAGTAGATAAATGAATTTCACTGAATATTTTAATAAGATGAGTGACTTATGGTCAAAAGAAGACTTTGAATCTATTCAGCAATTAGAAGAGGACTACGGGAAGAATAAACCAAGCTATGCAGAGCTAGATAATGCTTTAAAAGATATTGTATCTAACGTATTGCTTGATTACCAAGATGAAATTGAACGAGAAAATAAAAAGATAAACTTATTAACTGAGTATTTAAGACCTTATCATGTTGTGCATTATTCATCTGGTGATGTGGTGTATCAAGATGAAGAAGAATATGAAGAACTACTAAATAAGTTAGAAAAAATCGATGAAATAACAGAGGAGAATGAAAATGAGTAAACAGCCAAAACGGGTAGAAAATGAATTATCAGACGAAGATATGAAGATATGGACAGAGTATTTATCTACAGGAAAGGTGAAAGACGAGGAACACCAAAAACAATTGGCAAGATTAGCTAAACGTCAAGTAAATTTAGCAGATGTTGCACAAATTGTAGACTTTATGTCTCGACGCAATGATGGGTATATTTCCCATATTATTGAACAAAATGCAATATTAGACCGTTTAGTTACTCGTCTAGGGGCTACAGAGGAAATGCGGAAAGAAGCTAAAGCTGAGTATGACGAAGAAATGGAAGATTTGAAAGAACAAATTGAAGAGTATTCTAAAAAGTTAAAAGAAGAAAAAGAAAAGAAGGGTAAGCCAGAAGATAGCAATAGTATTCCCTCAGAAGAAAATGAAAAGAAAATGACTAAAGAAGACGCTGAAAAACAAAAAGATAAAAGCCCAGAAGTTGAAAAAGCGGATGTTGTAAGTATGGAAGAAGTTAAAGAAAATAAGGATGAGAAGTAATGGCTTCATCAGGTCGTGGCGCTCGGGTAAAGGGAAAAGATTTTGAAAGAAAAATAGCAAAGGAACTAACAAGCTGGTGGGGATATGAATTTCATTCCAGCCCAGCTTCTGGAGCGTTACACTGGTCAAGTAGTAACAATGTTGCTGGTGACTTAGTGGTTCCTTTAGAAGCTAATTTTCCCTTTGTGATTGAGTGCAAAAAGCATGAAGATTGGACAATTGAAAACCTCTTCTTAAATAATAAGGACATCAAGAATTGGTGGGCGCAAGTAGTAGGAGATGCCAAAGAAGTACATAAAACTCCTATCCTTATCTTTTCAAGGAATCGAGCAAAATCTTTTGTTACTATGCCTTATAATGAATCCTTAATTAAAGAAATTGAAAAGCGAGAGTTTCCTCTAATGGTTTCAAATATTGAGTTTGAAGATAACTATAAAGATACTCACTGTTACAAGACTTTTACTACAATCTTAGAAGCAATTAAAAGCTTCTATCCTATAAAAGACGAAGCACCTGATTGTTTTAAGTACCATTTTAAGAATTATGACTGGACAGAGTCTTTAGTAAGGGAGACAACAAGTATTAGGGATGCCCAGAGTGTAACTAAAGAAGATTCAGTAGAACAAATGTTAGATAATATATAGGAGAAGACGAATGGAAGAGCTAAGTTTTAGAGAAGCATTAGGCAGGATTCATAGTTACCGCAATAAATTTTTAACAGGAGAGCTAGAAGGTTTTGCCTCCGTTGTTTTAGCTTTCAAGGAAGATTGGGTAAACAGAGGAGACACTTATATATTCGAGATAAGTATTGAAAACTTCGACCCAAAAATTTCTAACTTAACGGCAGGAGTTACAATGGAACTAGGAACACTTCCTGTAAGTTTAACACCTGATGCTATCGATGAAGTAGAAGATGAAGTTTCAACATATTTTATATTTAATGAAAGGGTAGAGTGATTATTATGGCAGAAGCTAAAACAGATGAGATATTTCAATTAGGAATGGTTATAAGAGATATTGCAGAGAAAATTGAGAATAAAAACCCCAGCGAATATCATTATACTGTTCACGTTAGCAACCTAGAAAAAGACCCTTTCTATGGAAAAGATGAAAATGACGTAAATAATTTTCTATACTGTTTATACAGAGTACTTTCTTTATCTTATTTTCCAGCTAATACAAAGGTAGAACCTAATCAAGAAAAGGGCACTATCGAGATTCATATTACAAATTTAGATAACTATTTCAATAGTGAAAAATATGAACAAGTTATGGAGAGTGAAGTTAATGCTAGCTAAAGAAGATGTAGTCAACCACCCAAATCATTATAACCAAGGTTCTGTAGAAGTAATAGATGTTATTGAAAATGTTACCTTAATTTATCCTGAAAGTATTGCTTATCACATTGGCAATGTTGTTAAATATGTTGCTAGAGCACCCTTTAAAAAAGGTAAAGAGGATATTGAAAAAGCTTTATGGTATGCAAATCGAGCTAGAAACCATATTCCATACTATGAGCAAACAAAACATGTAAATGCTGAAGTAAGTGTAAACGACTTTGTTAAAGACCTAGCACAAGGATATGATTTAGTGCCTTACTTGTTTGTTGAAAGTATATTTGACAGCTTAGTCAATGGTGAAAGTAACTCAGTGATTCGTCGTTTAGATAGCATAATCCTAGACCTTGAAAAATTAGTAGACACAATGGAAAAAGACAACTAAATAGTATAAATTTTTCTCCTTTTGTCTGATGTAAACTTAGCCAGTTATGGTATAATTAAGTTAAGAAGTCAGACAAAAGGAGTATTTAAATGGCAAGACAGAAACGATTAAACATATATAATACAGACCGATATTTTAATATTCGGTTGATGAAACGAGAAGACATCTCGAATAAAGTAAAAGTAACACGATTAAATGAAGATGAAATACTAAAAGAAATGAATCAGTTAGAAGAAGAATCTTCCCCAAGAATCCCTAAAAGAGACAATAAGTCTTACATAGTGTACCAAGAAAAGTATACAGATGATACAGTGGTTGCTAAGATTTTAAACCATGCAGGTGCTGTTACCTATTATACAGAGGGTATTGTTCCTTACTACACGTTAAAGAGTTTAGCAAAAAATGTAACAAGTGAAGCAATGTATCAAGCGAAAAAAGAATATTCAAAAAAAGAAATAGAAAATATTCGAATGAGTTTTTCTGCTTGTCCAGTTGTGATTGATTTACCCATTGTAATTCCAGATATTAGTCCTTATGATGTATTATTTTCTTTACATCCGTTAAAAACCAATGTAGACAGGGTACAAATTTCTTTCCCCTGGTTAAGAAAAGAAGAAGTCCAAGAAAGGCATAAGCGATACTATACTTGGGTAGAAGATGAAAAAGAAGGTCACTATGAATTACCTGCTTTATACAAATATCGATTCTTTAAATATATACAAACATCTCTTTCAATTTGGGCAATGAATATCTGGGTTGTATGTGACTCAGATGAAGATGTCAAAGAAATGGAAAAACTTATTGCTAAAGACCGAGGAAAACCTTACTTAGAAACTAAGGAGAAAGGAAGAGTCAAATGAGTGAAAATACGTTAAATCGTAAAGATATTGCTCGTTTGATTTCTCAAGAAACAGGTTATAAAATCTCAGATATTGAAGAGATATTAGAGTATGAATCTTTGGTAATAGGTAGTGCTATATCTCAGGGGTATTCTATTAAGAATCACAAGTGGTGGAAAATTAACTTAGATAAAAGAGAAGAAAAACGAGCCTGGGATGGATTCAACAAAGAACACTTCATCCAACCAGAAAAGTATATACTAAAGTTTAGCCAATTATCTTTACTGAAAGAAGCAATTGATGCATATAATGAGAAGAAGGGAAAATAACTCCTTTCTTCTTTTTTTTATTATCTTGACGAATGTAGCACTTTGAGTTATAATAGAAATGTTAACCATGTAGAATAGAGAAAGGAGAACAAGAGAGTGAAAAAACCGTTATTTTTGTTAGAATTCATTAGGGAAAATTATGTCTCGAATGAAAAAGGTCAACCTAAAGTCAAGTTTAAACAATCTGAAGCAGGGAAAATGCTAACAAGTTTATTAAGTCGAATAGAGATGACTGGAAGAGACTATGATATTGACTTTGACTATGATGAAATCCCTGGTGCTCAAAAAGTTAATCCTCGTACCGGAAAAATTGTTAAGTATAAACCAATTAAAATTTCAGAAAGAAAAGACCATGAAGAAAGACTAAAGCAGAGACTTTTAGAAAGTCGACCTGATATTATCATTCCAACAGGAAATATGGGGTGTAAGAATCTATTAGGTATAGCTTCTATTACGAAAACCCGAGGTGTACCTACTAAGGTTAAAATAGCTGAAGATTATGAACCATGGGTGTTACCAATGTTTAGTATGGAGTACTACCTAACGAATCCTAACATTGAAAACTTATTAACCGCAGATGTAGGCACGTTAGGGGAATACATGAAGCGTGGAGATGAAGCGTTTATTCCTAAAGAAGTGGACTATGAGCTAGTAACTAGTATAGACCGAGTAAGAGAAATTTTTAGCTACCTTAGAACAAATAAACCTGTATCTAGTTGGGATTTAGAGACGAATTCTTTAGTACCAGAAGCTCTAGGAGCAAAGCCATTAATTTTTTCTTGCAGCTGGGAGGAAGCGCAGGGGGTAACAATTCCTATAGAAAAGAGAGAAGCTACGTGGAGTAAAGAAGAGCTAGAAGAAATTTATAGTTTAATTAAAGAGTATGTAGCTGACCCAGAACAAACAAAGGTTGGGCACAACCTAAAGTATGACATACGTTTTTTAATGAGTACAAAAGGTTTTCAAGATTTTAACAGTAATATGGATACTTTAATAGGATACTATTTAGTTGTTTCCCAGGATGTGGAAGACTCTAAAAAGTTGTCTGACTTAGCCTATGAGCTAACAGATATGGGCGGATATGATGAACCTTTAGAGGAGTTCAAAAAAGAGTATACCAAAAAATACGTAGAACAAGAAAAGGCTAAAATTGACGAACAGAAAGAAGAAAAGAAAAAAGAAATTGAAGAAAAGTATAAAGAGGATTTAAAAGAGTATAAAGAGCAACTTAAAAAGGCAAAAGAAGAAGGAACTAATAAGCCAGAAAAACCCGTAAAAGAAAAAATGCCTAAGTTTCCAACTAAAAGTTCTATTAAGTTGACTAATGAAGTAGACGGAGGAAACTTTAACTATGATTGGATTCCTTTAGAGTTAATTCACCCTTATGCTAGTGGAGATACTGACTGTTGTTTACGTGTTTACCATGAGCTAAAAAAACGGATTGAAGATAATGAAAAAATGTATCAACAATGGTGTGATTTTTACCCTAGACTAATAAAAACTTTAGCACATATTGAGTCTGAAGGTATGGAAATAGATAAGGATTATTCTAATGTTTTGATTGAGCAGTATACTAAAGAGGCAGAACGTATTCTAGGTAAAATAAGGGAGTTACCTGAAACAAAACAGTTAGAAGAAGAGCATATGAAGTTATACCAAGCAGGAGTTAAAGAGTGGGAAAAACCCCCTAAAGAACGAGATGAAGGTATGGCTAAGCTCCGAGATAAATATAACCCTGAAAAAGATAAAATAGCTTTTAATCCAAGTTCTTCTGTTCATAAAGGAAAACTTTTATTTAAAATTAAAGGATTTACTTTGCCTTATGATAAAGAACATATTAAGGCTACACCTTTTGGAGATGGTGTACAAGAAAATGAGCTAACTTGGGAAGATTATAAAACAGATAAGAAAGCTCTGGCTTATATTCTTGAGAACTATCCAGAGGACAGTAAACTGGCTGAACTTTTAACGGAATACTCTAAGGTAAACACATTAAAAAACAATTTTGCTGTAAAGTTGCCTAGAATAGCTTCAAATAAAGACGGTAGGGTTCACGGTAGGTACATACCTACAGGCACCTCCACATCTCGTCTGGCATCTAAAGACCCTAATGCACAACAACTCCCTTCACATATTGGAGACCCAAATCGTTTCGATTACCACTATCCAGTTAAGCGGATGTTTACTTCTAGGTTTAGTAGAGGCGCTATATTAGGTGCAGATTTTTCCGCACTAGAAATGAGGGTTCTAGGTCTTATTGCTAGAGATGAAGGAATGACGAACGCTTTCTTAAACAATGAAGATTTGCATACAAGTACAGCAACCATTGTATTTAACAAAGATGCAGAAAGCATTACAGGAGACGAAAGGCAAGCTTCCAAGTCTGTTTCTTTCGGACTAGTTTATGGGGAATCTGAAGCAAGCTTAGCCCCTAAGTTAGGTATTACAAAAGAAGAAGCAGAGGAGATTTTTAGGAAATACTTTAAAAACAAACCAAATGTAAAAGAATTTATTGATAAAACACATGATTTTGTTAAAAAACATGGTTATGTGGATACTTTGCAAGGCCATAGAAGACTAATAAGAGAGGCTCAGTCAAGAGACTTTTCCATTATTAATGAAGGGTTACGTGCTTCTGTGAATACTATCATCCAAGGAACAGGGGCATACTTAACAAATCTTTCCTTAACTTATATTGACGACTACATCCGTGAACATAACAAAAGGTCACGTATTATTGTTACAGTCCATGACTCTATTGAGTTGGATGTTCCCGAAGACGAGGTTGAAGAAATGGCAAGAGTTATGAAATTTGTGATGGAAAATCTCCCAGCGCCGTTTTTATTCATTGAGTGGAATGGGGAGACTATTCGTTACCCTATTGTAACTGATGTAGAAATTGGCACAAATTATAACGACGCAGTTGGCTACGACCCTGATGATTTTAAAACATTTCAGTCAGTTAAAGGATATGCTAAGTATTATTTAGACCAAGAAAAAATCCAAGATTACTTAAACTATGAAAAGATTTCAGAAGACAAAGCAGAAGAAGCTCTACAAAAGATTCAAGAGGCAAAGCCTGCTTATCAAAAAATCCGATAAAGAAAGGAGTTTAATTGTTGGAAGAAGTATGGAAAGATGTTGCTATAAATACAAACTATGAAGTTTCCAATTTAGGGAAAGTTAGAAGAAAGAAAACAGGTAAAGTGTTAAGAGAAACTCCAATGACAACTGGGTATATCCAGTACAACTTACCAAATACTTTAAATAATGGTGAGCGATTAGGTCATAGAATAGTGGCTAGAGCTTTTTGTGAAGGGTATAAACCCGGTTATCATGTTGTTCATATAGACGGTGATAAGTTAAATAATGAGGCATCTAATCTAGAGTGGGTTAAACCTGCGGGTAAAGGAAGAGCCTCTTTGTTGAAAGTGCAAGTAAAACCTGTACTGCAACTAGATAAAGAGACCGGGAATATTATAAAGGAATTTTCTTCTATAAAAGAGGCTTCACAAGCTATGAACACAAGGATTTCTACGATTGCTTCAGCTTTAGAAAGAGATAAAGGAACATCTTGTGGATACATGTGGAAGTTTAAAAACAAAAAAGACCGACAAAAACAGAAAAAACAAAAAGTACAAGCCGTCCATAAGGATACAGGAGAAGAAATAGAATTCTCAAGTATTCGAGGAGCTAGTAGGTTTTTAAATGTAAAGAGTCCTTTGTTGAAACGATTTAAAGAAGAACCAGAAGGGTTTTTGTATAAAAACTACTACTGGTATAAAGAATAAAATTTTTATGGGTTTCACTTGTAAATGCAGGAATTATATGTTATACTGTTGAGGTAATAAATATAACGGAAAGGAAGATGTCCATGTGTTGGAATTGAGGGTAACAAATATTGATTTTGACAAGGTCAGAATTACAGACGAAAACGGGGAAACTCAAACTTATGACATAAATAAAGAACTAGCTGTAGACCCTTTTAATGTAAGAGATGAATTTTTACACCAATCAAGTAAATATTCTTATTGGGCTTCATTATTAGAGCAGTTGAAACTCTATGAGGAAAGTTATGAGTTACAAGCAGATAAAAAGCGTTCAGAACTTTATGAGCCTTCAAGGCAAAAATTATTAGCAGAAGGGGTTACTCGACCTTCAAAAGACCAGATTGATTCTCAAATCATGTTAGATGGAGACTACTATAATCTTTGCAATAACGTGGTAGCTATTCATTACCAAGTGAATCAAATTAAAGCTTTAGTTAAAGCATTTGAACAAAGAAAAGACATGTTGATTCAATATGGTGCTGACCAAAGAAAAGAGTATGAATATAGTAAAAAGTTAAATATGCCAAATCAGATGCCGTAAAAAGCTACGATTTAAATAATACTTAAAGGAGAAATAAACTATGGGATTTCAAGATAACTTAAAGCAACAAATACAACAACAATCAGGAGGGAATGAACGTCCACCTGCAGATTACCCAGCCCTACACTTAAAACACCAAGACATCCGTTTCCCTAAAGGAAACCCTTCGTCTATTTTAGTACGGATTTTACCGCCAGTAGAAAACGGTGCGATGTATGCTGTACAAACAAGAGAAATCTATTTACAAGTACGAAATCATAATAATAAAGACTTAGCAATCAACGCTGTACTACACCCATTTGGAGATGCAAATGATGAGTTAGACCAAGCTATTACTCAATGGCGTCAACGTAAAATGGTACCAGGCTATAGTCGTGAACAAAAACCAGGGATGAAATTTTTAGTGAATGCAACTTATGTGGTACAAAACCCGCAAACAGGTCAATATGAAGAAGAACGTGACCCACAAACAGGAGAGCTTGTTGTACGGTTGTTAAAACTACCTTTTTCAGCGGCTCAGGCTATTAATGAAAAGCTAACGAACCCTATGTATGCACCGCAAGCTTTGCAACAGACAAATGATCCAGCAGCAGAGTATAGTTTTATTTCAAGCTTAGCAGCTTATCCTTTGTTGATTAAAAAACCAGATTCTAGCCAACCAGGACCAAAGAGCTACTCAGTAGACTTGATGCAGAATATGGCTTTAGGACCTTTGCCACAAGGTTGGGAAAACCAATTAGAAGATTTAACTTATCAAGCAACACCTACTATCCAACATAGTAAAGACTATGCAGACTACTTTATTCGAGTGGTAAATGGTGAAGAACAAACTGGCGGGCAAAACAATGCACCTCAGGGGCAACCACAACCAAACACAGCCGCTCCAACACAACCTGTGGGCAATTGGAGCCCTCAACAAAACAACGGGTCTGCCACAGGCATGAACGGCTATGGTGGACAAGCACCTACACCACCTACTCAACCGCAAGCACCTAACCCTGCGGATGCTGTAAATGATGATACTTTGCCAACGAACTTAACAAGTATGCCAGATGTACCAGGAAATGAAAGTCCTTATCCTAACCAGGGACAACCAGTTTCTCCACAACCACAAGAACAACCTCAACCCCAAGCGCCTGTTCAGCCTCAACCACAGGCTCAAGGTCAAGGTCAGGGTCAGGGTATGCCTGCTCAAGGAGGTCAAAGAGAGCAGTTGGCTCAGCAACAACAATCTCAACCGCAACAAACACAACAACAACAACCTCAGGAAGCACCAAGTAGTTATCCTGATGTAGACGAATTGCTAAAAGGAATGTAAAGAATGAAGGGCATTCTCTTGCCCTTCATTCTTATTTAAGGAGCTAAAGCGTATGGAAGAACAAGCTGTAACAGAAATGCTAAAAGACATCAAAGAGAGTTTAAGTCAAGTGTCTATGGAAAACTCGGACTTAAATGAAAAGGTGGAAAAACTAGAACAGAAACTAGGGAACTACGTTGACTTTGGTGTAAGTAAAGAGTACATTGATGAAGCTTATCGTTGGCATCAGCCTACAGTCCAAAAAGAAGAGAAATATGCTAAAGTCAGAGAAATGGGAAAAGCATATGCTAATTTAATAGAAGAAATATGTGTAGATGGTAGAGAAAAACCATTGCTCATATTAAACTTGAAGAAGCCCGTAACTGGGCAAATTCTTCTATTGCAAGACATGACATAGAGGAGGATTCTTGATTGGCAAGAAAGAAACAGTCAGAAAAAAACCAAAAAGTAGACGCAAGTACTATTGATGTAGGTCAGGAAATAGGATTAACACAGTTTAGGGATGAAGATTATGCTAGTGTAACAAATCGCTTACCTACGATGGTTCCTCATTTAGACTATGCTTTAGGCGGTGGATTACCTTTCGGGCGCCTTGTAGAGGCTTTAGGCAAGAATCAGTCTGGGAAAAGTAGTGCAGCAGTCCACTTTACTAAAGTAGCTCAAATGTTAGGGGTACCCGTCGTTTGGATTGATGTTGAAGGAACAACTGAGTCTGCTCGTATGAAGCAATTAGGGGTAGACTTGCAAAAAGGCGGTATTTACTCAGTACAGCCCGAGAAAAAAAAGGATAAAGCAACAGGAGCTGTAGTCTCTGAATCTATGACTATTGAACGAGTAGCAGAAGAAATTGGAAAGCTAACTTCTGCCTATAAAGCAAAAAATCAACCTTTAGTGATTATCTGGGATTCTGTTTCTCAGACACCTGCCGCTAAGGAGTTGGAACGTGGTGTAGGAGATTCTATGCCTGGTATTCAAGCAAAAGCTTTAACCCAATTTTCTAAGATTGTTGCTCCACAAATAAATGATTCTCAAACGTTATTTATAGCTATTAATCAAGCTCGTGATGAAATAGGTTCTATGTTTGGAGGCATAGATTCTTCAGGTGGGAATGCTTTTAAACATTTAGCTAGCTTACGTATTGAAGTTCAAAAAGCTTCTCCGTTAAAAGATAAGGTAACAAATGCCTTTGGTGCAGAAGAAGAAAATTATATTGGTCATATTATGAGGTTCAAGACAATTAAATCAAAAGTTTCCCGTCCACAACAAAAAGCTGAAATGTATTTGTTGAGTGATACAGGGCTAGATTTTGAAGAGAATGTTTACCGTGCTTGTCAAGCGCCTTATAAACAATATAGTTTAATTTCTGGAGGTACTTGGAAGAAGTATGTTACTCTATCAGGAGATAAGATTCAATTTAATTCAAACGCTAAATGGGTAGAATACCTTAAATCTGAAGAAGGTTATGCCACCTTAGTAGAATTATTTGGACGAATGATGGCAATAAGTTTTCCTAATGGGTATTCTCCATTTAACAACAAACAAGTAGATATTAAAAAAATACCCATTTATAAAGAAATTGGAGAAGATTACGTGAATAAATATTCTCCAGATAAAGCCCAAGCGCCTAAAGAAGAAAAACAACCTGAAGTAGATGACTTATTAGATGAAGTATAGGCAGGACTAATCTCCTGCCTTATATTTTAAAAGGAGACATTTATGGCAAATAGAAACGAACCAAAACAACAAGAGTCTGCTATAGATATTATGGCAATCCAAGAAGAAAATCAAAAAACATTTAAAGATGTGAAAACACCTCCTCAACTAAAACCGATTAAGAACATGTTTCAAAAAGCTAAAGATGAAGGAACAGAAGTTTTAATTGAAAATTCAGAATTAAGTTATGCTCACTCAGTGGTTATTAAAATAGCTTATGTAGGGAGTCGATGGTGTTTAGGTTACCAAAAAATTTACCGATATGGCGAAGAGATTAAAGTTCCCCACACGATTCAGTATACAGATGTTTATACCCAGTATGAGGGAAGTCGAGGTCAAAGCAAAAGGCAACCAAAGATTATTTTTAAAGGGATGAATCCATTTGGTTAGGGATATAAATGAAGAAAGTAAAGAGATAAGAAATGGTAATCGTTTTGTTAAAGAAGAACATGGCTCGGGTGTTTTTCCAAGGGACGTAGATAAGCTTTTTGTTAAATATTCTAACTTAAGACATAAAGTTTACAATACACATAAGAATTCTTTCCCTGATGAAGCAACAAGACGAGAGCTAATGAGTTACATCAATGAACAATTCGTTAAACTAACAAAAGAGTATGATATTAATGGTTATGTAGATTTTCCCGGTTATATCAAAAAAGCTCTAAATCTAAGAGTAAGGTATAGTTTTGTCAAAGGTCGATTCAGAGATAAAGGAAGAGAATTTCTTGGAAAAGAAGATGATGAGGTAGAGGGTATGCTTTCAGAAGATGTTCACTCTACGGAATCCATCGAATATCAAGAGCTTTTAGAATACCTTATGTCTGGAACTGATTTTAATGAAATGGAACTATATATTTTTCAAGCTTTAATTGAAGGTCGAGCAAAAGAAAAAGGTTTAGCAAAATCGATTGCAAATACCTTTGGTACTTCTATTAGCGAAGCTAAAAGAGAACTAACAGAAATCCAAAATTACATATGGTATAAGCTTCATTCTTAACACTTTTCCTTCCTTGTTCATGCTATATTATGGTTAGCAACTAAAAGGGAAGGTGCTTAGCGTTTGAAAAAAGAAGAAATGGAGAAATACACTCCTTTAGTTCGATTAGCCGTTATGCTAATTTCTATGCTAGGGTATGTAATGACAGAGTTTTTCGGTTGGGAGCCTATACCATGGACAAATGAGGAAATTGGTGAAGGCATCTTTTTAGCTCTAAGTGTTATTTTAGCGATTTATAACTGGTTTACAAACCAGCCTGTAACTCATTATGGTAGACAAAAAGAAGAAGCAGGTAAATTTGCTGTGGGAAAACGAAAAGACTTTAAACAAAATAAAAAGAACCAATCAGAAAAAGGGTAGGGGTCTAATACCCTTATCCTTATTTTTTTATCATTATGGTCAAAGAATACTCACACTTCTAAAGTGTGAGATGAATTTGACAAAACACATAAACCATAGGGACTATGGGGATAGCTTGGTAAATAAAAGAAGTCAATGAACCAGTTGTAA